AACCAACTCCAATGGAATTGGCATCATGGAGGATTTATTTCCTCCTGGACTCTCAACAGAGTCCCTGCGGCCAACTAGGCCGAAACGACTTCGAAGACGCGTGTATCACGCGCCTTCTATCGTTAATTCCACTTCCTCGGATCCATTAGTCCGGGGTGGTGGTTCTTGGGATGGGAGCATGGATTTTGGTAGTTTTGCTCTGCCTTTGTCAGACCATTACTACCTTAGCCATGAGGGCCTTGCATTGCATGGCCGTCTTGCTCCCTTGTTCCGTTACCCGGTGGAAGTGCTTGCGAATTGCAGGACTTTCACGTTACGGGGCGGATCTCTCGAGGGTAGTGGGAAGGCACTCCTTTTGTGTGTACCTCCCCCACGCCACCCAAGTCTCTCAATACAGGAGTTCTATACTCAGTACGCTGAGGAACTACGACTGTTTCTCTCGCAAATGCGGAAGAAAAATGCGAAGGACCCCCAAGTTCGGCGCTATCAGCGCAACTTGGACGTCATGCTTTTTATGAGAGCAACTTGGGATGCACTCCTGATGGGTTATCAGGTAGTGCGTTATCAATCACTAGCTAGGTACGGAACCTGGTATATGAACACAGTTAAGATTAACGGTGTTAACCGATTCCGGGCCAAGCTAGTGTCTCATCCACTGGAGGCCGCACGTGCTTTGAAAAAGCACGCACAAGCGCTCAGGGCGTGGTTCTATGGGCAAAAAAGGCCCACAGGGCGCCTACTCATAGTGGAGGAGAGACATAGCGGGCTTCTGGCAAGTTATCTTGCCAGAGGGTTACCCCCCGCACCTACCGACCCCCAGGGTTTACCAGCTTTGCTGGACCGGTTGACGGCGAAGCCGCTCCCGGAGCACCCTGGCTGGAGGCAGTTTGTCAGGACGTACATTGGTAGGTTTGCGAATCGCAAACCTCCCGAACTGTATACTATGCCCAGTTCATCCGGGGCCCTTGGTATAACCAGGGCCCAGGGAGGGCATAATACAGGGATCCAGCAGCTTGTGCTGCTGGGGTACGCCCTGACAAAGGAAGAAGCTGCTGAACACCCCGCGGTGTACCCCTTTGGGGACGCCGACCACGATGACGGTTCCTACCTGGAACTGTTATCTGATGCCCTCCACCCGGCCAGTAGGCTGGATGGAGTAGGAGGTGCCAGAACTCTGTTTGAGTTGTCCTGGGAGGACGCGGAAAAGCGCCTCCCCGGTACCAGCTCCTTCCTTCAGATGTACCTTAAAAAGGCGACACTGTACGTGATCTCCCGTTTGGAGCACGTGCCAGTGCTGCCCATTGAGGCGGAAGAGAAGGGGCTCAAGACCCGCTACCCAACGTGTTCGTTGACAGCGGTCAATCTTGTGCAACAAATCCTCCGCCGGGTCATTGACCATGTAATGATCAATGACCCGAGGTGCAAAGAAGCCCTGGGTGCACCACGTGGTTCCGGGATCGACCTTAAGGGGGAGACCGGGCCGTGGTACGCCCAGGACTGTACTGCCGCTACGGATAAACATCCGCAGTGGCTAACACAGACAGTGTATGAGGAGCTTGCAATCAAGTATCCCGTACTGGAACCGTATGTCCAGTACTTTGATAAACTGTTTGGAAGTAAGAAGATTCTTACTTGCAACCAGGGGGATTGCAGTCCTCATGGGCTGTTTCGTAACTACCCCCACGCGCCGTTGCTCACGGAAGAGAATCCCTTCCGTGACGACCAGCGTGGGTGGATAGAACGAGGTCGGTTGGGGCATGCTACTATCATCCGAAAAATTTGGGATGAGTACCTAGATGACCTCAACGCAATGCAGGGGGTGCTTACGACGCAGGGTCAGATGATGGGCGATCCCACGTCTTTCCCAGTGCTCATGCTTGTCTCCACGTTTGCTGGAGAACTTTGTATAAGGGATTACCCTTATACACGAGATGAGCAACGTCGCAAGCACCCCGGCTTGCGGAAAACTGACTTTGTTGCGGAGGAGGTTGGGGATGACCTCAACGCTCCTCGGATGACAAAGGATAGGGTGATGTCTTATAATAAGCACATCGAGTCCCTAGGAGCCGAACTTTCGCTACCAAAATGTTTTTGGCACGCCAAGTACGGTCTAATAGCGGAGCAACCTACCGAACATGGTAGGAAGCTCCCCTATTATCCTTTGCCGGAGCTAGTGGCACCGCCCGGGGGGTCCAAGGGCCAGGTTGCGTGGCATACGCAGCCTGCTGCCCTTGAGGGTGACCCGGGAATTGTCCGTTATAAGATACGGAAAGGCTTCTTACGGAAGTCCCCTTGGTATTACCAGTGGATGTACGCAAGTAAGCTCGGATTGCCGTTAGCGGCGCCACCGGGCCATGGGGGTATAGGTTTGTCCATACTCCCCAAGGTCTCGATGACGCATCATATTGCGTGGTTGCGCTACCTGTCCAGTTTGCCCTTGGACAAACTGATTTCAGGCAGTGCGCTCAGCATCGGCAGGTCACCAACGTCATTGTTGGACCCTGCCATGCGGAGTTGGCTCAGCGACCTCCTCTCCACTCACAAGGAGCTGGAGCAGATAGGAGGTCTGCTGAGCCCCATGCCGTATGATGACAGTGCTCAGATGCGTGTAAGCGTTAAAAAGGCTTACAGGGACGCACTGGGCACTGTTCGGTCTGCGGAGTTCTATTTCCGAACTCCCCCTGAGATTCAGCAGGACAGGACACCTTCAGTGAAGGTGGCCGCCGCGAAATTCCAGCGTAAGGTGTCTTCAGCACCGGTGATTACCGGTGTTGGTTCATGGTCATACCAGGACACCCGACGGGACCTAGAGCGCAAGGAGTCGTTGTACTTCTCGCGCACCGGTTCCTTCCTACCTGATCGGTCACTCCCGAGGACTTTCTTTGGACTAGAACAGACCTCGGTGGTGAAGGAGCGCTTTCGGGCGCCCCATCTGATCGGGGTGGGTTGAAGGAACCCACACCCTCCCAAGCAAGAGGCAAAC